GCAAGGTTATCTGATGGAGAATTTGTCTTTACTGCAAAAGCTGTAGAAGAAATCGGAGAAGACACTTTAATGTCTATGATGAAAGATGCTGAAGCTGCTGCAGATGAAAGACAAGGTTTAGCTGAAGGCGGAATGCCTGAAGATAATAATGTAAACGTACAAGCTGATACATTGTTAGGAATGGATATGTCTCCAGACCCAACACAAGAAGCTATAAACGAAAACATGATTAAGTATCAGCCATACGTAAGAAGCTAAACAAACTAACGATAAAGCTACCTGAATTAATTACTCAGCCCTTTATCAAACTAAAACCAAAAGGCTACCTTTACAATACAAGCCCTCTAGTCGACATAGAGCTACCTTGTGAACATAAGCCCCGAGTAGGAGAAAAAGAAAATGACTAATACAGTCCAGAAAGAAGAAACGCCAAACCCTTATAACGCAAAAAAAGATTGGCACCAAGGAGACGATAAACCTTTTGTATCATCTCAAAGTATGTTTTTTGAAGAGCCTTCTGAAAAGAATAAACTCTTTAAAAGTAACGACATAACCGAAGTGGAAGCTGAAGGAAGTGTTAATACTGAAGAACTGGAGACTACTAAGGATACACCTTATAAGAAACCAGACTATAAAAAAAGATACGATGATTTGAAAAAACATTACGATAGTAAACTTAATGAGTTCAAAAGCAGAGAACAAGAGTTAATAGAGGAAGCTACTAAAAATAGAACCGAATATAAAGCTCCAAAAACTGAAGAAGAACTAGAACAATTTAAGAATCAATATCCTGATGTTTATGAAGTTGTAGAAACAGTTGCTCATATGCAATCGGAGACTAAAGCAAAAGTTCTAGAAGAACGCCTTAGTAAACTCCAAGAACGTGAGAATCAGTTAGTACGACAAGATGCAGAAAAAAGGTTAATGGAGAGACATCCTGATTTTGAAGATATCAGAAACAGTGATGACTTTCATGGTTGGGCAAAAGAGCAACCTAAAGTTATTCAAGATTGGATATACTCAAATGCTAACGATGCCGACCTAGCTTCACGTGCTTTAGATTTGTTTAAAAAAGATTTTGGTATTGATATCCCAAAGGCTAAGTCATCTTCTAAACCGACTAGAAAATCTGCTGCAGATATGGTCTCCACTAAAACAACAAGTGTAGAACCAAAGCAACAGAGAGTATGGTCAGAAAAGGAGATTGCTGCAATGAGTGTTGCTGAATTTGATAAATTTGAAAAAGAAATATCAGATGCAATGCAAGAAGGCAGAATCGTTAAATAAACTATAATTAACTCAAGGAGAAAGTATCATGGCTCAATATTTTGAACCCGGAACAGATACAGATGCTAACTTTGCAAACTCCGTAGCAGGACAAACAAATAGTTTCTTTTTACCATCGGTTTACTCTAAAAAGGTTTTAAACTTTTTCAGAAAAGCCTCAGTGGTTGAAGCTATTACTAACACCGACTATGCCGGTGAAATATCTGCTTACGGAGACTCTGTAAAGATTATCAAAGAACCTGTCATTTCAGTATCAGACTACACTAGAGGTAGCGATACTACTGACACAAAACTAACCGACCAAGAAATAACTTTGGTTGTTGACAGTGCTAAAGCTTTTAAATTCATCGTAGATGATATTGAAACAAATATGTCACATGTGAACTTCAAAGAAGTTGCTTCAAGCTCTGCTGCATATGCTCTTAAAGATGCGTATGACGCTGCTGTTTTAGCAACTATGTTTGCTGGTGTATCAGCTTCAGGACCTGACCATATTATCGGAGCAGACGCTGCTGCCGGTACTGGTGGTGTATCTGAAACTACAGCTTCTGTCGACCTATTAGGTTCAGACGGAACTGGTGTAGATGCTATTGACCTTATGGCAAGAATGGCAAGACTTTTAGACGACCAGAATGTACCTGAAGAAGGTAGATGGTTTGTTGCACCTCCTTCATTCTATGAAGAGTTGTCACAATCTGGTTCTAAACTTCTTTCTGTTGACTTTAATGCTGGTCAAGGCTCAATCAGAAACGGTTTAGTTTCAAGTGGAAAACTAAGAGGATTTGATATGTACAAATCTAACAATATCGCTACGCCTACAACGGCTACTGGTAAAGTTATGGCTGGACATATGAGTTCTACTGCTACTGCTAACACTATCCTTTCAACAGAAGTGTTGAGAGACCCAACATCGTTTGGTGATATTGTTAGAGGTCTTCATGTCTATGGTGCGAAAGTACTTAGAGATGATGCTCTATGTAGTGCATTCTACGCAATTGACTAATATCAATTCGGGGGGTCTTAATTGACCCTCCACTTTTTAAACAGGGAGATAAAATGAAATACGAAAAAGAAAAAAGAGAAAAAATGATGGGTGGTGGAATGTATAACATGAAGCCTAGAGATAAAAAAATGGGTGGTGGTAGAATGAAATATGCTAAAGGCGGTTCAGCTCAACCTATGTATGGTCATGGAGAATGTCCTAAAGCTCCAGCTAATTAAAAATGGCTAAAGGAGTTAAACATTATTTAAAAGATGGGACTGTATGGAACGGTTCTTATCATAAAATGCCTAACGGTAAATTACACACCAACAAAACACATACAAAAACAAGTAAGCCTTTAGTTCACTTTAAAGATTTAAGTAAAAAGGCAAAAGAAAAAGCTAGGAAATAATTATGGCTACTACATATCTTGACATAACTAACGAAGTATTAAGAGAACTCAATGAAGTTCCACTTACCTCTGCAAACTTTACAAACGCTACAGGTATTCAAAAGTTTGTTAAAGATAGTATCAATAAATCTATATTTGATATAGCCAACGAAGAACCACAACTACCTTTTTTTTCTGCAGGAGAAAGTGGAGGCACTGACCCTTTTTATGGTAACGTAACAGTTGCTACAGTTGCAGGACAAAGATGGTATACTTTGAAAGCTGGTAGTTCTAGTATCACTACTGATTATGCTTCAATAGATTGGGATGACTTTTATGTTACAACAATTAACGTAAGTGGAGAAACAAGTCCATATGTTTCTAAAGGATTAAGATTCCTTACACTTGATGATTGGACAAGATACTACAGAGACAGTGAGAATGCAGATGATGCAGATACTCAAAACCATGGAGAGCCTAGATTTGTTATCAAGTCTCCTGACAATAGAAAGTTTGGATTAAGTCCAATACCTGATAAGGTTTATAATATACACTTTTATGCTTTTGTAAGACCGACTGCGTTATCAGCATATGATGATACAATCACTTTACCAGAGCAATACAGTAATATAATAACAGCTAGAAGTCGTTATTACATTTGGCAGTTTAAAGAAAGTCCACAACAAGCAGCTTTCGCATTGGATGATTATAAAAAAGGTATGAAACATATGAAATCAAACCTTATGAATCCAGCTCCAAAATATATGACAGACGATAGAACTTACTTTTAAATTATGGCACGTTCACAACCTTTTACCGTAGCATGTGCAGGTGGCTTAGTAACATCAGCTAACTCTATAGACTTGTTACGTACACCCGGAGTTGCTACAGTTTTACAAAATTTTGAAGTATCTATTGAAGGTGGATACAGACGTATTAATGGGTTTAGTAAGTTTGGTGCAGGAGATGCAGTTCAACCTACAGGTGGTGTAACAACTATACTAGGCACACAGCCTTATGCAGATGGTGTTATAGTGACTGCAGGGACTAACATATACTTTACACAAGATGGTATTACATGGCTAACAATAAATAGATTATCTGCAGGTAGTGGAGATAACTATTCAACCTTTACAGGTAAAAGTATTGCAGCAAGAACTGGACAAGGGCAGTGTCAGTTTGCAATGTTTGAAAGTGCTGGACAAGATTACGGAAGTATTATTATAGCTGATGGAGTTAATGAGCCTTTTAGTTTTAGAATGGAAGGTACAGGAGCTTTAAGTACAAGAACATACTTTACACAAGAAATAACAGTTACAGGTACTAAAGGCGTACAGTTTATTACAGCTCATGACCATCATTTAATAGCTGCTGGTGTAACTGATAATGAAAATACAGTTTACTATAGTGTTAATAATGACCCCACATCTTTTAGTGGTACTGGTGCAGGTGCAGTAACTATATCAGATAAGATAGTAGGTATTAAAGGTTTCCGTACAGATTTATTTATATTTTGTGAAAACAGTATACATAAACTTATAAACATTAATAACTCAAGTACAGTAGCAGTAATACCTGTTGCTGAAAGCGTAGGATGTTTAAGTGGCTACAGTATTCAAGAAATTGGTGGTGATTTAATATTTTTAGCACCTGATGGATTAAGAACAGTTGCTGGTACATCAAGAATTGGTGACGTTGAGTTAGGTACAGTTAGTAAATCAATACAGCCTATTATAACAGAGTTAGCACAGAATGTCAATGAATATACAATAAGTAGTGTAGTATTAAGAGAAAAATCACAATATAGATTATTTTATACTGATACAGACTTGACAAATGCTTCACAAAGAGGTATAATAGGTACATTAAGACCTAATGGTTTTGAGTGGTCTGAAATGTTAGGTATGGAAGTTACAGCTATAGGCTCTGGCTTTGATACTAACGGTATTGAAAAATATTATCATGGTGATACAGACGGTTATGTTTACTTACATAACTCAGGAGATAATTTTGATGGTGCTGCAATAGATGCAAGATATCAAACACCCGATTACGATTACGGAGACTTCGGAACTTTAAAAACTTTACACTACGTTAAACTATCAATAGGTCCTGAAAATGAAGTACAGCCTTCAGTAAGGGTTAGATTTGATTATGATAGTAACGAAACACCACAACCCGAAGATTATTTATTAGACAGCGTACCAGCTCCATCAATATTTGGTACAGCTTTGTTTGGAACAGCAAAGTTTGGAGCATCTGAACAGCCTTTAGTTAGGTTAGCATTACAAGGTAGTGGTTACTCTAATAGCTTTAGAATATTAACAAACGATACAAACGCACCATACACAATAAACGGACTATACATAGATTACATTCCATCAGGTAGGAGATAAACACAATGGCAGGTTACACAAGACAAAGTACATTCGCAGACGGAGATACAATTACTGCTGCATTATTTAATAATGAGTACAACCAACTTTTAAATGCTTTCAGTAATACAAGTGGTCACAAACATGATGGCACTGCAAACGAAGGACCAGTAATAGGTTTAATTGGTGATGCTGGTGAAACTTCTCCAAACAACAAAGTCTTAATAGACACAACAAATAATTACATAGAATTTTATGTTGAAGTATCTTCAGCACCTGTACAACAACTGTATATAGCTGATGGAGCTATTATACCCGTAACAGATAGTGATATAGATTTAGGTACAACAAGTTTAAGATTTAAAGATACATATACAGATACTGTTACTACTACCGGTAATGTAAGTATCGGTGGTGATTTAACCGTTACAGGTAGTGCTACTATCTCAGGTAATCTTACTTTTGGTGATGCAGATACTGATAGTATTAATCTAGCTGCTGAAATTGATTCTAATATAGTACCTAATACAGACAACACTTATGACTTAGGTACAGCTACAAAAGAGTGGAGAAATCTTTACATAGATGGTACAGCTAACATAGATAGCCTTGTAGCTGATACAGCAGACATTAATGGTGGTACAATTGACGGTGCTACTATAGCAACTTCAGATATTACTGTAGGAACTGGTAAAACTTTAAACGTTTCATCAGGTACTCTAACTTTAGCAGACAACCAAATATCCGGTGATAAAGTTGAAGGCGGTACTATTGCTGCTACAACTATTACTACATTAACTTCAACAACTGGTAACGTTACTAACGTTAATGCTACAACTGTTGATACAACCAACATTGAAGTTACAAACATTAAAGCTAAAGATGGCACTGCAGCAGGTTCAATAGCAGACTCTACAGGTGTTGTAACACTTGGAAGTTCTGTACTAACTACAACAGATATTAATGGTGGAACTATTGATGGTTCTACTATAGCTACATCTGATATTACAGTTGGAACTGGAAAAACTTTAGATGTATCTTCAGGAACTTTAACACTTGCT